TACTGCTAATAGTAAAGCACAGTATGAGTGGCGTAAGAGTCAGATAGAACAAGGTAAACAAGATAACCTTAAGTTACAAGCTTCAGGATTCACTGGTACAGCAGCTATTATGGCAGCTAGTGTACTAGATCCTATTAGTATAGCTTCAGGTATTTTCACCGGTGGTGCTACTTGGGTAACTAAAGGTGGAAGATTAGCTCAAATGGCTAAGACAGGTGTATTAACATCAGTTGAAGCAGCGGCTATAGAATCAATAGTAGTAGCAGGTAATCAAGCTAAAGATGAAAATGATGTTATGTATGCGTCAGCAGGTGGGTTTGTATTAGGATCAGCTTTCGGAGCTTTTAATAAAGGAATTACTAAGTCTGTAGATGAAATGAAAGTTAAGATGGATGAAGAAATGATATCTGATATACAGACTGGTAAGTCTACGATGGATGATGTTATGGAAGATTATGAACCTACAATAGATAAGAAAATAAAAGAACAAGAAGACTTAGATATAAGAACACCTAGAGAAGATGAACCAATAGTAAAAGAGCCTGTATCAACATCTGAAGATGAAATTATTGAAGAAGCTAGTACTAGATGGAAAGCTAATAATCCTGAAGAGTTAAAAGGTTTAGAGAAAGTACTATTGAATCTAGGATTCGATGATGCATCTAGACTCCTTAAACATCCTTCTAACACTATTAAGCAATGGACTACTGATTTAGTAGAACATAGTCTAGGATCTTTCAAGAGACGTAAGACTGCTAGTGCATTAGGTGACTTATTCGAGAAGCAGATACTTAGTCCTATAGTAGATGTACGTAGTATTCATTTCAATAATTGGGCTAAAGCTAAAGGTATTACTAAAGCAGAGCATGTAGCTAATCCTCTTAGACTCCAAGAATTCTACAGAGAAATAATGGAAGAGATGCAACTCAGACGGAACATGTTCCAAGACGGTATGTCTGAGAGTTCCATAACGGCTCTTAGACAGAAGAACTCCTCTAAAGAGATCTTTGATGCCACTAATGCTATTCAAAGCTCTTACGATAAAGCCTTAGACCTTATGAAGGCTAATAAGGTAAGTGGGTTCGAGAATGTAGAAAGAATCATTGGTTACTTTCCTTTAAGATGGAATGGTGCTAAGATGATGAAGTATAAAGATACTTCAGTTATGAAACTACTCTCTCAAGGATATAAGTCAGTAGGAATAGATCCTAAAGTAGCAGATAAGATTGCTAAGGCTGTATTCAGGAGAGCTAAAGCTAATGACTTGAGTTTTGATACTAACCCTAATCACTTATTCGATAAGAACGCTAGGACTTTCTTCAGACAATTACTTACTGATGAGAAGGTATCTGAGCAAGGTATAGATGATTTATTTAAGATAATAGATCGTAATGCAGGTGAAGTAGGCAAAGTTAAATTCGCTAAAAAAAGAACAGATATAGATTTACTCCAAAAGAATGAAGAAGGTCTTTCTATAATGGATCTAATAGATACTGATTTAGGTACGATGACTCAGAGGTATGCTAGAGAGTCAGGTGGTAGGTCAGGTTTAGGTAGATATGGTGTTAGGAATAACGCTGATATAGATAAGATTAAATCATCGATGATACAAGATGCTGTTAATGTAGGACAACCTCTTACAGAAGGACAGAAGAATGTTATAGATGAATTATTCAATCAGTTAACAGGTAAACCAGTAGGTAAAGGACTTAATCCTTTTGTACGTAGTGTAAAACAAGTACAGAATTTAGCTTCATTACATACTACAGGTTGGATAGCTCAAATGGCTGAGATAGCTAATTTCACTGCATTACATGGTATTACTGAGACTGTACGAAACGTAAAGGCATTGAAGTCTTTCACAAGAGATATACAGACAGGTAAGATTAGTAATGAAGTACTAGCTGAATTCGAAGCTGTTACAGGTGTACGTATAGGTGATGAGCATTTGATGTTCAGAGCAGATATTTATATAGATGATAGTGTAGCTATGACTAACGCTACCGTAGATAATGCATTAGGACAAGCAGGACATGCTCTTGGTTATCTGAATGGTATGAATACAGTTAAGAGAAGTCAAGATAGAGCTGCTATTAATGCAATGACTAATAAGATAGCTAAACTCTCTGTAGGTAAAGAAGTAACACCTAATGATTTAAAGAGATTAGCTGATATAGGTGTGGATGAAGATACATTCAGACGTATACAAAAGAATATAAAAGAAACTGCTTCTTTTAATGAAAGAGGTAATGTAATTGACCTTAAGTTAGCTGATTGGGATTCTGATTTAATAGAAACTTGGGCTACAGCTATGAATAGAAATACTAATCAGATGTTCCAAAGAGCAGCTATTGGTGAAGATTTCTACTGGGCTTCTAAAGATATAGGTAGTCTTATGACTCAGTTTCTTAGATACCCTATGGTAGCAATGGGTAAACAAGCAGGACGTAATCTCAGACTCGCAGATCCTACCTCAGCAGCAGTGCTGTTATATGGTATGGCGTTTGCTAGTGCAGCTACAGCAGCTAAGATTCACTTCAACTCTATTGGCAGATCTGATAGAGAGCAGTACATGAAAGATAGATTTGAGACTAAAGCCTTTGCTTCCTCAGCTATTAACCTAATAGGTGTTATGTCTGTTATCCCTAATGCAGTTAGTGCAGTAGGAGCTATAACAGGTATAGATGCACTTAATATAGGTAATCATGGTAGAAGTGATTTACAGAGATCTTCTGATATAGGTATAGATATTATACCAGTAGGAAGTCTTGTTAATAACGCTGTAGATATAACTAAGGGCATATCTACAACTATTAAATCTTTAGGACAAGAAGGATTTACTAAACAACAAACACAAGCAGCTATTAGAAGTATTCCTTTTAATGGTATTATTGGAATAAAACAATTAATTAATTTAACTAAAGACGGTACTTCTGTACCAAGAAATAGATAGGATATAACATGGCTAAGAACGTACTAGGATCTAGTACTTCCTATACAGGTGATGGCAATACTTCACTATTTAGTATCAGCTTCGCTCTTGGTACTATTAATGTAGATCAGATTAAAGTCTATCTAGATGATGTACTAAAGACTAATATAACAGATTATACTATAATTAATAATGATAGTCAGGTGCAATTCACAACTGCACCTGCTGATGGTGTTAATATAGATATTCGTAGAGAGCAAGATGATAATTCAGTAGAAGTTGATTATCAAGATACGAAGCAAATAAAAGAAAAGAATTTAGACAATAGTAATAAAGCATTGTACTATTTAACGCATGAGTTATTCGATGGTTGGTTAGGTAAAAGGTTTAAACTACGTAAGAACCTCAATGCTAATAATAAGAAGATAATTAATATAAAAGATGCAACATCTGCACAAGATGTACCTTCTTATCAACAATTATTGGATGTAGCTAATGGTACACCTGTTACATTAACTAAGTTAGAATACGATACTGTAGCAGAGATGAAAACTGTGAATGTATCAGCAGGTGTATTAGTAAGTACTAGAGGTTATTATTTAGCTAACGGACAAGGAAGTGCTACTTATTTAGTTTTAGCACCTACTATAACAGGATCTCACACAGGATCTAATAATACCTCTGTGTTAACAGATTCTACTAAGTCATGGGGTGTTAATACGCTTATTGGTCGTGTTATATCTAATACAACAGATGGATCTACTGCTACAATAATAGCTAATACAGCAACTACAGTAACAGCTACTTTATCAGGCGGTACTGATAATGATTGGGATACTTCAGATATATATTCAATTGCTGTTACTGCTGATGAAAAACGTGATCATACTTTAGATAATAATAATGTAGCAGTGTTAATATCTGATACTAATATTAATCCAAGACAGTTCGGAGCAAGAGGTGATGGTGTAACAGATGATACTGTTATAATGCAGAACGTTTTAGATTATGCAGTTACAAATAATAAAGATGTTTACATAGCTCATACCTATCTTGTAACTAATATTTATTTATATTTAGCTAATAATATAAGTATATATGGTGGTGGTATCATAAAGGGAGGTTTAGAGTTACGAGGTGAATATTTAACAGCAACTACAGTAGATTATTATAGTTATAATGTTAATATAAAAGATATAACTATAGATGGTAATGGTGGTAGTTATTGTTTGTATTTAGAATCTAGTTGGTTCACAACTATATCTAATGTAACTTTTACTAATGCAGATATAGGTATTCGTATATTAGCGTCTATTAGAGATAATATATCAGAATGTAAGTTCACAGATATAAATCAAAAGTCTATATATCAATATTCTAGTGTTAGGGCAGCAGATATTATAATAGCAGATAACGAGTTTGCACCTACAGAACAAACTATAGTATTACAACATATGGATGGATTAAACGTAAATAATAATGTATTCTTCGGTAGTCAATCTATACCAACTAAGAATCATTTGTATTTCTTTAATAATGATGAAGTCAATAATTGGGTAAGAATACAAGATAATACATTCTTTGAAATTGGTGATGGGTCTGATTTAACATTTAATCAGAATAATTATGTAGGTGCTATATATGCCCAAGAAACTTATTTTCAACAGGCTATAATAAGTGGAAATCATTTTGGGTGGTGTTATAAGCCTATTTATTTATATGGGTCTACTAATGCTCCTGATACAGTACGAAGAAATGGTAATCTTCATATTACTAATAATATAATAGAACAAGTACAAGATAAACGGGGTGAATGTCATTCTGTATATATATTAAATGGTGGTTTGAATATAAAAATATCTGATAATACAATATGGAAAACAGGTGGTAATCAAGCTGCTACATATGATGCTATATATGTTGATAATGCACGTGTGGTGGATGTTACTAATAATACTATATTAAATGAAGGTGCTACTACACATAGGTATGGTGTACATTTTGATAATATTACAGCAGGTACTATACTTGATAATATTATATATGGCACATCAGGAATATACCCTACTTTTATCGCTAATGGTGCATTAGCATCAATAACAGAGAGAAATTCTATAGTAGATTATGCTACTGGTGGACAATCTGAATTTTATTCTAGTACCTCTAAGCGAATAAACTTACATGGAGGTCAGGGTGATGTAGTTCATGTACGTACTAAGGATCTTAACGCAGTAGATTATTATAATATTATTAATACCAACTCGTCTTTACAATCTGACGATCAAGTAGGTGTATATATGGATGCTAGAATTATATATATAAGGCTACAGAGATTTTCATCTTCTACAGTATTTGCATACTCTGCTGAATTAGCGATGTCAGGTGTTACTGCTACTAAAACAGGCACAGGAACTTATACTGTAGCAACCGGTAATAATATGTATAAAGGATTTTTATTAAATTCTACTACAGTAGGCACAGTGAATTTACGTCATAATAACCAATACGTAATAGACTCAGGTGCAGTAAATTCAGGAACTTCTACTGCATTATTAGAGTTAGAAATAACTGATTCTAGCGGTGTGGCTACCGATATCCCTATAAATACATCTGTTATTATAACAGCTCGTGTTTGGATGCGTGACTAATAAAGGATTTGCTGTTAGAAATGAAACTACAAGTACTGTAGTATTTGTATCAGGTAATGCTAACGGTGATACTTGGGTATTTAGGATGTTGCTGTAACACATGCACCAGTATAGGAGATATAATGAAAAATAAGCAAATAGCAACAACAGAAGATATAATGGCTCTTATGCATCAATTAGTAGGTAAGGTACATATATCTACTCTAGAGGCTGAACTAAAAGAGATCAATAAGATTGGTACAATGGTAGATTATGGTGAAGGTGAAGTACCTTTTGAGTATATACCTATGCTTACTCCCGCAGGGATGACTGTTATACAGAAGTTCCTAGCAGATAGTAATATCACTTGTAATGTAGATCAGAGTTCAGAGACTAATGAAACTAAGAGTAAATTAGATGAATTACGTTCTAAACGAAAGAACGTATTAAATATAAACAAAGCAGTTAACGAATAACCGTACTGCAATTAAATAAGAAAGGGAGATATTATGGCTTTCTCTCAAACAATGGTAGATAATAAATTAACTGTAGTTTCAACTGTAACAGGTGAAGGTGCAGGACATGCTAATGACACAATTGTAGATGTAGCTACTTCAGTAGTTAATGTAGGTTATTTAGCAGGAGGTATTGCTAAATATGAAGGTAAGCAGTTGTTTCTTCATAATACAGCGGATGATAGTATAAAGGAATATAAAGCAGCAGGTTCAGCAGCAGTTGATCCTTGGATGCCTGTAGATGGCGGTGCTGAAGTAGTTCCTTCTTAATTTCCACCTAACCAAAGGAGTACAGTATGATTCGTTACAAAAGTAGACATATAAGTGGGCAGAAGCCTCCTCCTCCTCCTCCACCACCTGAAGAGGGAGGTGGGTGATTAATCTACTAGAATATATGGAAGAAATTCATGTACTCTTTTTAATACTAGTGGGAGCTTCTTGCTCCTCTAGTTCTTCTAATATTAAGATATTGTACTATCAGATAATTATGTATTTAATACCTCTTGAGGGTAATTTAACTTCATGGGTTATTAAGTTATTAATGACTACAGGATTATTTTTACTTATTAATAGGTATAGATTAGTAGTGAAGTGGCATAAGTTATTCATGAATGTTAATTTTTTATTAGTATTGTATTACAGTACTTATTTAATTAGTTATTACAACAATTATGAATTAATGCTTAAGTTGCATTATTCAGATGTAGATGCTTATCTAGAATATATAGTATTATTAATATTAATAGATTACAAGGGGCTAATAACAAATGCAAGAAATTTTAGTAATAAGTTTAAGTATAGTGTGCTTAACTCTTACAGGCGTATTAGCTTGGCGTACATGGAAGTTAAAAGAGGTATCAGATGGAAATAAATGATATAATTACACCTGCTCTTTTATTAGTTATTGGAGGATTAGGGTATGTTATTAAGTACGTCATACCTAAGATTCAACTACGGATAGATGAATTAGAGACACATAAAGCAACAGCTTTAACAAAAGATCAGATGAAAGATATATTAGATACTAACAACAAACTTATGAAAGAGATGTTCAAGAATCTAGTATTAGAATTAGAGATTAAATTAAAAGATTAAGTAGTTTTGATGAATTAGAGTATATATGAATATGTACTCTGATAGATTAGGAGGATCTATGGCAAGAAAAGAATCAATAGAAGAGGCAGTAAAGAGGTGCGATACACTTAAGATACTTCAAAAGGAATACACTGAGTTCACTGACTTCTTAATAGATGTACAACAAGAAGTATTCGGATGGACTACATCTGAAATGCAGTTAGATATAGCTAGATTCTTGCAGTATGGTAGTAAAAGAAGTATGGTACAAGCACAAAGGGGTTTTAAGTGTATGTAAATACACAACTTGGCTCTCCTTAGAAGTAATTCTAAGGTAATAAACAACGTGAAATCAGGGGATATCTCTAGTAGACAATCCTGAGTTAAAATGAACCTAAACCCTATATGGGAAGGAGCTATTATGTACAATAGAGTACAAATAGATATACCAACAAAGAGTGGTATAAAGTATTCAATAGATACTAATGGAGTAATCTATAATGACACAAGAGGAACAATACCTAAAGGACGTATTAAGAATGGTTATCATTTAATATGCGTACAAGGTAATTGGAAACCTATACATAGATATGTAGCATTTGCTTTCATACCTCTAGTAGAAGGTAAGACTCTTATTAATCATAAAGATGGAAATAAGTCTAATAACTGTGTTGATAACCTTGAATGGTGTACTCATACAGAGAATATGAGACATGCTAGAGACACTGGACTATGGAAACCTCATGTAGGTACTACTCATGGTAGATGTAAAACAACAGAAGAAACTATACATCTTATATGTCAAGCTATTTCAGAGGGTGAGTCTTTTAAAGAACTTAAAGAATTAGATATAACTAAACATCAATTTTTTAATATTAAACATAGACGAACTTGGAAACATATTAGTAAAGAATATACATTTTAATGCAACGACTATTCCGAAAGGAAGTACACCTAAGTAGGTGGAAGCACATTGATGCTCTATAAGAGTATAAGATATAGTCTACTCTGCATGGTGACATGCAGCAGTTCATAAGAGAACGTAATAAGTATTAACGAACTTATTAGAATAAAATGCAAGCAAAGACAACAATAACAATATGTTACGCAGTGTGGTGTCTTATACAAGATCCTTCGTATCGTATAGTAGTTGTATCAGCAGGTGGTACATTAGCAAGAGAGATCGCTACTGGTATTCTTAAGATCTTCAGATCATTCAGTATACTAGAATGCATGCTTCCTGATAAAGCATATGGAGATAGAAGTAGTACAGAGAGCTTTGATGTTCACTACACTCTCAAAGGTGATGATAAATCTCCTAGTGTGAAGTGCATGGGTATTACAGCAGATAAAGCAGGATCAAGAGCTGATTTACTTATATCAGATGATGTTGAGTCAGATAATAACTCACAGACAGAAACAGCTAGGCTTACTTTAGAACAACAAACAAAAGAATACACAGCTATATGTATTGGAGGTAAAATACTTTACTTAGGTACACCTCAAACATCAGATAGTATTTATAACTTATTACCTAGTAAAGGTTATGAAGTAAGAGTATGGACAGGTAGATATCCTACTGAGAAGCAGGAAAAAGAATATAGCGGTATGTTAGCTCCTTATATCATAGAGCGAATGAAAATAGATCCTTCTTTACGTATAGGTGGAGGTATAACAGGATCACAAGGTAAGCCTACTGACTCTAGATTAGATGAAGAAACACTTCAAGGTAAAGAGCTTGATATTGGTACTCCGCACTTTAAGTTGCAATACATGCTCAGTACTATATTATCAGATCAGGAGAGATATCCTCTGAAACTCAGGAACTTAATCTTTATGAATCTGAACCAAGAAGAAGCTCCTGCTGAGATCAAATGGCTTCCTAAGAATGACTTAATAGTAACACCTCCTTCAGGTAGTAGCTTCAGTGAAGTGTTGTATAAGCCTTTTAGTTTATCACAAGAACTCATGCCTTATACAGGAAAGATGATGTACGTCGATCCTGCGGGTAAACCTCTGCCCGCATAAAACCCATTAAATTCGGTGAAAGTCCTTATAGGAAAATACCGAGCCAAGCCTCATATGAGGAAGGTGTAGAGACTAGTCAAATGACGTAGGCACAAGTGTGTCGAAACAGTGGGATGGAGAAATCCATAAGATATAGTCCGAGCTATTAGGCAACTAATAGATGTTGAAATAACGAATCAACGTAACAATAAAATAAAGGATTAATATGAAAGAGCATAAAGTTTATCATATTAGAGAGCTTAACAACTCAGATTTAAGTGAAGGTTATATTGGAGTAACATCTAATATAAAAATACGTAAGCAGAAGCATAAATACTCAGGTAAATTATGTTTAGGTAGAGAAATGGTAATATTGTATACATTTGATAACTCAGATGAAGCTTATACAATGGAAGAGTCATTACGACCTAGAGATAATATGGGTATGAACTTAGTTAGAGGTGGTAAAGACTCAGGACAAATACGAAGAGGGCAACATCTTAGTAAGAAGACTGAATTCAAAAAAGGATTAAAACCTCATAATTTAGGCACAGGGATTAAGTATAAACTAACTTCTCCTTGTGGTGCAATATTTTACCCGCAATCACTAGTTGTATTTTGTAAAGAGTTGAATTTAACTCCACAAAATCTACGTAAAGTGGCTAAAGGTGAACGTATATTTCATAAAGGTTGGAAAGCTGAATACATTATATAGTACTGGGAGGTGCTAATGGAGATGAAACAGGTTATGCAGTTACTTATTTTCTTAATGGATATATATTCGTTATGGATTGGGGCGGCATTAAAGGTGGTTATGAAGAATCTTCTTTTAAACATCTGTCAGAGATAGCGACTAAGTGGCAGGTTAATGACATTATGGTAGAGAAGAACTTCGGTAACGGGGCTTTTGCTGCTCAGTGGCAGGGTTATTTAGTTCAGCATTTAGATAAGTATATCCAAAGACAAATAGAAGATGATTGGGTTTCAGGTCAGAAAGAGTTGCGTATAATAGATGGTTTAGAGCCAGTTATGGGTAGACATCATTTGATCTTTAATCAAGATATATTAGATAAAGATACACAGACTAGTCTTCATAATGAGAGATATGCGTTACTTGAACGTAAATTGTATTCAGGATTCTTCCAAATGTCTAAGATCACTAGAGATAAAGGTTCTTTGATACATGAAGATAGATTAGATGCATTAGGATCAGCAGTTAGGTATTGGGTTAAGTATATGTCTATAGCAGCTAATAAGATGCTTAAGAAAGAACAAGTACATAATATAATTAATTGGCAACCTGACGGTAGTCATTTACATCAAAATAAACCAAGACATAATTTAAGTGGTTTGAACATGATGAATAGGTAATACATTATAAGTAACACTCAGGGTTTTTGATCGTCTAATTTTCATTAGGTAAAGCGTTCAATTACTTTTTTCGTAGTACATTCAGTACGCACATGGACACTAAGGTCATTATCCTAGAGATAGTGCCTTAGAAGTCATCCTCGTGCGTTCTAAGGGTATTATAGGATAGGAACTATAATAACTAATTAAGGACTAGAATAGTATGTTAAGTAGAAATAGAACAACAAAATCACATGGGACGATTATAGGAACTAATTCTATAGTAGATATGTCCCCTAAATATGGTATAGCTAATAATACTTCAGCTGACATAAGTATTGCATTTAATTCAGGTATAGGTGTAGTGACTATATCATCAGGTACTATATGGATATTTGAATCAGCGATCTCTCCTATATCTAGTACAATAGAAATTACTTCTACAGTAGCAGAAACTATTACATATATTATATAGCTAGGGGTTAAAATGAGTTTTTATATAGATAATGGTTTAGAGAATCAAGTAATACTAACTCAAAGCAATGCTTATGAGATACTTAGTGGTAATTTAGATTCAACTAAAGAGTATTTTATAGATGGAGTTATTGATTTAACAGGACTTAGTGTTAATATAGAGATACCTCAAGGTGGTTTAGAGTTAAAAGGATACTCATTTGATACGAGTAAGATTATATGCTCAGATAATAATTACGACTTATTCACATCTCCTATCGGAGGATCAGGTAATTTATTGAGTACTGACTTATCTTATGAAATAACAGGTACAGGATCTAGTGTATTTAATGTAGTATCAGATACAGGTAATGAAGCAATAGAGCATAATAGAGTTAATTTCAATAACTGTACTTCATTAGGGACTATTGATAACTATAGACAAGGATTGGAGTCAGGTACTGGTAGATTAGGTGGAACACCTGAATTGACTTTTAAAGGTGTGTGGTCAGGCGGATATAAAATGGACACTTGTATAGCTTTTAATATGTCTAACTTTACTTCATTATTTAAAGCAGGTGCAGGATTTACTTTTAATGGTAGATTCAATATTAGTATTAACTGTGATTTACCAACTACAGGGGCTTTATTAGATTTTAGTGCGTCTAATATTATTAACGATGAATCTCTTGAGTTAAAAGATTGTAGAGTAACTAGAAATAGTTTAATAAATACAGGAGATACTACTATATATCCTAATATAGATCATACGAATATTAAGGCATTTTGGCTTGGTAATGTAGGGATTCCGAATACAACTAAATATATAAAAGCATGTGTAACTACTGAAGTTACTACAGTTGTAGCATCTAGTGGAGTTTATTATCCGATACTAGGAACTTTAACAGTTGGTTTAGCATCGCATTTCGATATGCCAACTAATGGACAATTCAGATTGTTATCAGGTAACGGTGTGTATCAAGTAACAGGTGATTTAGCATTAGATAGTGGTGCTAATAACGTATTAGATTTAAGGATTATGTTGTCTACGGATAATGGAATGACTTTTCCTACTGAGATAGATCATATAACGAGGCAAGTTAATAATCTAGCAGGTGGTAGAGATATTGCGTGGTTTCCTGTGAGTTTCTTAGTTGAATTGCAAGAAGGGTATCGACTTAGATTAGAAGTAGAGAACGTAGATGACAGTACTAACATAACTTGTGAATTAGATTCGTGTATTAGTATTATAAAGATATAAATGAAGTGGTATAGAAGTGATACAGAGGAGATAAGTCGTCAGAATGTTAAGGACGACTTCTAAGAGATAATTTAATAAAAGTGGACTATTTATACCTTTTTATATAGATAGTCCTTTAGAATAGATCCTTGAAAGGATAAGAGTATGTTTAATTGGGTAAGGGAACTAATAACACCTATAACAGGTTTAGTACGAGGATTAGTTACTACAGATAAAGATAGATTAGATGCTGTAGAACGTATGGCTAATATAGATACAGCCTTTGGTGCTAAGGAATTAGAATATAAGATTGAGCTAGCTAAGAGTGGTAATTGGTTTACTAAGAGTGTAAGGCCTATGATAGCTTACACTTTCTTAGGACTTTATGTTAATAGTAAGTACGAACAAGATTTCATTTTTGATTATAAGGATTATGAGTTATTTCTTTATGTAGTATTATTTTATTTTGGTCTTCGTAGCTCAGAGAAGCTCGTAGGAATCTTTAAAGGTAAAGGGAAATGACATGTATAAATTCGGTAAGAAGTCTTTAGAGAATCTCAGTACTTGTCATCCTGACTTAATAGAGATAGCTGAACGTGTTGTAGTAGATATGGATATTAGTTGTCAATCAGGTATGAGAGGTGAAGTAGAACAAGACATTTTATATAAGAAGGGTTATAGTAAGCTAAAATACCCTGAGTCAGCTCATAATAATATACCTAGTCTTGCAGGAGATTTCGTTCCTTGTCCGTCTTATTGGAATAGTATACCTGAGTTAGTACGTATGAGAGAACTCTTTAGTTATTGGGCAGGGATGTTAGGATATAAATTGAAGCCTATGATTATATTTAAAGATGGGACAGGGGATTATCCTCATGTAGAACTTGATATATAGTAATTAGTAATATGTTGCGTGTTGAGTGCCTTTTTGGTGCTTAATGCGTACTTTAATGCGTATTTAATGCGTACTTTAATGCGTACTTTAATGCGTA